TGGGCCGCGCATGGCGCGAACCTGATCACGTTCTCGCAGATCGCGAATTCGAACGAGGTCACCGCGACGACAAATGCCGGCAACACGGCGACGACGCTGTCCGTTGTCGACGCCTCGACCTCGATCGGTCAGTTGATCTCCGGCGCGCCGCCAGCGACCGCTTTCCTCAATTTCAACGCGACCAGCACGGATAGCGCGACGACGGTCGGCTCCGCCGTGATCCAGCATTATGCCGGCTCGTTCTGCGTCTCGACAGCAAGCGGCTGCGGCGGGATTGACATCCTGTCCGGCACATTCACCGACGCCGCGTTCGGCGCGCTCGCCGGTCCCGGACTGGTCGTCAACGTCAATTCGCCGCCCGATACCCTGGCGCTGTCGTCGACGCTGATCCCGGCAAGCGAATTGCTCGCGCCGAGTTCGTTCGGCCTGTCGTTTACGAACCTGATCCCGAACCTCGCAATCGTCGGATCGACGATCGCTGACTTCTCCGCGACGTTCGCGGGCGACGCCAGTGCAACGGCTGAAGCCGTTCCTGAGCCGTCATCGTTTGCGGCGCTCGGCTTCGGCCTGCTCGGTCTCGCTGCGGTGCGTCGTCGACGCGATGCCTAAACGCGCGGCGGCGGCTCAGCCGCCTTCGCTCGATTGGCCGGCCGATCAGGTCGAGCGTCGGCCGATCGAGGCGCTGATCCCCTATGCCCGCAATGCGCGGCTTCATTCCGATGCGCAGATTGACCAGATCGCCGCGAGCATCGAGGAATGGGGATGGACCATCCCGGTTCTCGTCGACGAAGCCGGCGGCTTGATCGCTGGACACGGCCGCATCTTGGCGGCGCGAAAACTCGGCATCGGCGAGGTTCCGACGATGGTCGCGCGCGGCTGGTCGGATGAAAAGATTCGAGCCTATCGCGTCGCAGACAACAAGCTCGCCGAGCTTTCGTTGTGGGATGGGCAATTGCTGCAACTGGAATTAGCCGACCTCCGCGGTTTGATGGGCGACAGCATTGCTCTGACCGGCTTCAGTCCCGTCGAACTCGACAGCCTGCTAGGTCCGGTCAGCAATCCCGAGGCGGAATGGCGGGGAATGCCGGAGGTTGACCAGGGCGATATCCAATCCTTTCGGTCAATCGTGGTGCATTTCAACGATCAAGCCAGCATTGACGAATTCGGGGAGCGCATCGGACAGGTCATTCCTCCGAAGCAGCGGTTCATCTGGTTTCCCCATCAGGAACGCCAGAACCTCAGGAAATTAGTGCACGTCAGCGAAAATCAGGATGCAGCCTAGATTCCCGATCTACATTCCAAGCAAGGGCCGGTCGCAAAGCAGAATAACGGCGCGTTATCTGGATCAGATGGGCGTCCCGTATCGGGTCATTATCGAGCAGCAAGAGCACGAAGCTTATGCAGCCGTCATCGATCCTGGCCGCCTGCTGATTCTCGATCCTGCATATCAGCGGAACTTCGATGCGTGCATGACCTTGCGCGAGGGCCAAGGTCCAGGTTCAGGACCGGCGCGCAACTTTGCCTGGGATCATTCCATCGCAGCCGGTGCTGATTGGCACTGGATCATGGACGACAACATTTATGGGATCTATCGCCTTTTGCGTAATTCAAAAATCAAGTGTGGTGACGGCACGCCCTTCCGCGTCATGGAGGACTTTGCACTACGCTACACGAACGTCGCGATGGCAGGACCGAATTATGAGTTCTTCGTGCCTCAACGGCAGAAAAAACTCCCCTACACCCTGAACTCACGCATCTATTCATGCAACCTGATCAGGAACGATGTGCCGTTCCGCTGGCGCTGCCGATACAACGAGGATACCGACCTGTCCCTGCGTATGCTCAAAGCAGGCTGGTGCACCATCCTGTTCAACGCCTTTCTGCAAAAGAAAGTTTGGACGCAGGTCATGAAGGGCGGCAACACAAGCGAATTCTACGCCGCCGAAGGCACGCTGCCGAAATCGAGGATGCTGGCAAGCTTGCATCCCGACGTGACGAAGGTCGTCTGGCGATATGGACGCTGGCACCATCACGTCGATTATTCGCGGTTCAGCCGCAACAAGCTTGCCAGACGCGCAGACTTGGAGCTGCCCGACGGACACGACGATTACGGAATGCGCCTCATTCATCTCGACGAGAAGAGCGCAGCATGAGCCGTCCGCGACTTCCGCCGCCCGCTCGGGCTTCCGAGATCGACGTCGTCGAGCTTCAACGACTCTGGGCGGAGACAGACACGCCGACTCGCCTGATCGCCGATAAGTTTCGGACGACGCTGACGACCATCACCGGGATCATCCGTCGTCGACGCCAGATCGAGGGCATTGCGCGCTGGCCGATGCGTGAAGGCGTTGGCATTAAGAACAGCCGCAAGCCGAAGAAAGCGAGACCGCTGAAGCCTGGGCAATCGACGCTGCCACCACTTGGGTCCGCACCATGATTACGCTGCTGCTACTGCTGCTCGGCATAGTGATTCTGGCCGGCGGTGGATGGGGATGGCGCAGCGGTTACTACGGTCCGGGCGATCCGCTGTTCATCATCGTGTTGATCGTGGTCGTGCTGATCGTCGTCGGCGCGTTCGGTGGTCCTCGCTGGGGATGGTGGTAAGCACATGCCACGCCGCCCACCGGTTCACCTATCACCGCACAGCAAGCGCTCGCCATGGTTCCACCCACGCGGCAAGGCGACTGCCGACAGTCGAGGATACGGCAAGGACTGGCGTTCACTACGTGCTCGCGTGCTCGCCGACGAACCCTTCTGTCGATACTGCTTGGCGGAGGGTAGGCGCACCAAGGCAACGACCGTCGACCATGTCACGCCCAAGGCACGCGGAGGGTCTGATGCGCGGTCGAACCTCGCAGGCTGTTGCGAGCGACACCAACGAACCAAGGCAGGACGCGAAGGCGCTGAAGGTTTCCATCTCGCATGGCAGGCGGCGCGGTGAGGTCCCCGACCCGGTCCCCCATCCCGGCGACGACGCGACCGGGGGGGAGGGTCCAAAATCCAGGCGCGGCCTCGGAGTAACCGGCACGAGATCGTTTTTTTATTTCCGCGAAATTGCGTTTTGAAAAAATGAGGCGTGGCAGTGCGTGGGCGGAAGCCTAAACCGACATACCTAAAGCTCGTTACCGGCAATCCCGGCAAGCGTGCGATCAACCGAGACGAGCCGAAGCCGCGTCGCCAACTGGTGCGCGTGCCGGAGGAGCTATCCGAGGATGCAAAGATCGAGTGGAAGCGCGTTGCTCCGGAACTTTTCCGCCTGGGCCTGTTGACGGTCGCTGACCGTAGCGTGCTCGCCGCCTACTGCGAGGAATGGGGCGTCTGGATCACCGCAAGGCGCGCGATCTCGAAGATGGCCGAGCGTGACCTTCTGACCGGCGGCTTGATGATCAAGACGGAAGGCGGTCCGCCGATCGAGAACCCGCTCGTTGGAATTGCACACAAGGCAAGGCGTTCAATGGTAACGTTCGCTGCTGAGTTCGGCATGACGCCGAGTGCTCGCAGTCGGATACAGATGGGCGCGGGAGAAGACCTGACGAACCCGTTCGCGGAGTTCGGTTGATGCCGCGCAAGCGCGCAGCCGAGCATCCTCATATCGACCGTGCTGAAGCCTACGTCGCCGACGTGCGAGCCGGTAGACGGCCGGCTTGCCAGTGGGAGCGGCTTGCGTGTGAACGCTGGACGAAAGACCGCCAGGGCGAGAAGGCCGGTCCTTATCGCTTCGAGCCGCTCGTCGCGGAGCGGGTTTGCCGGTTTATCGAGCATCTCCCGCATACCAAAGGCGCGTGGGCCGCGCGCCGCGAGACAATCCGGCTCGAAGGCTGGCAATGCTTCGTCCTCATCAACGCGTTCGGCTGGTTGCGAAAATCGGACGGCAAGCGGCGCTTTCGCGAGTGCGTCGTGATCGTCCCGCGCAAGAACGGCAAGTCGATTCTCTCCGCGGGGGTCGGGCTGTATATGCTCTGCGCGGACGGCGAGCACGGCGCGGAAATCTATTCCGGTGCGGGGACCGAAAAGCAGGCTTGGGAGGTTTTCCGCCCAGCGCGTCAGATGGCGGAAAGCCGGCCCGATCTGCGTCAGCACTTCGGAATTCAGGTGAACAGTTCGAATATCAACATCATTGGCAACGGCTCGCGCTTCGCGCCGATGATCGGCAAGCCCGGCGACGGCGCGATGCCTTCTTGTGCGATCATCGACGAGTTCCACGAGCACGACACGCCGGATCAATACGATACGATGCTGACTGGCATGGGCGCCCGCGAACAACCGATGATGTGGGTCATCTCGACCGCAGGCGATAACCTGGCGGGTCCTTGCTTCGATAAGATACTGACCTGTCGGAAGATACTCGACGGCGTCATCGAGGACGACGAGAAGTTCTTCATCGAATACACCGTCGACCCCGACGACGATTGGGCGACGGCCGAAGCGCTGCGCAAGGCGAACCCGAACCTCGACGTCTCGGTTGCAAGTGAGTTCCTCGCAGCGCGGCAGCGCGAGGCGATCCGCAACACGCGCGAGCAAGGCCGCTTCAAGACGAAGCATCTGAACCTCTGGGTCAACGCGCGCGCCGCGTTTTTCAACATGCGTGCCTGGGCGGCGTGTCAGAACCGGGAGTTGCGGCTCGAAGACTTCGAGGGCCAACGCTGCGTTATCGCTCTCGATCTTGCCTCGAAGCAGGACATTGCCGCGTTGCAAATCCTATTCGATCTCGGGGATGGAAGCTTCGCGACGTTCGGGCGCTATTACCTGCCGGAGGAAGCGGTCGAGGAAGCCGGCCGCGATCATTACCGCGGCTGGTCGCTCGCCGATCCGCCGAAGCTGATCCTCACCGAAGGCAACATGATCGACTTCGGGCGCATCGAGGAAGACCTCGACGACCTCCGGCATCGCTTCACCGTCGACGAGATCACCTTCGATCCCGCGCAAGCCACGATGCTGATGACGCGGTTGATGGCGAAGGGCGTGACGGTCTCCGAATTCCAGCAGACCGCGGCGAACTTTACCGAGCCGATGAAGCAAGTCGCCGCGCTGATCGATGCCGGGCGGCTCGCGCATAACTGCGACGAGACTGATCCGATGACGTGGATGATGTCGAACGTCACCGCGCGCGTCGACGGTAAGGATCAGGTCTTCCCGCGGAAAGAGCGGCCAGAGAACAAGATCGACGGTCCGGTCGCGCTCATCATGGCGATGCGGCTCGCGATGATCGCCGAGGCACCGTTCAACGTCGCGACACTGATCGGCTAGGGGAAAGCAATGTCGTTCGTTCGCAAAACCGCGGTCGGCAAGCAGACCGGGTCGATGACGTATGTCCTGTC